TGAGGGTGTATATAAAAAACCAACACTTTATGATATTTCAGGCAGTGCGGATTTTTTTAATAAGGCATACAATGGTGTTGTTGTATATCGGTGCATTGGGCAAAAAACCAAATACAAATCCGATGCGGTGCGGTTGTACATTGAAAAGGTAAAACGCAAGGAAAACGGGCAATTGGGTGATTTTGAAGTTGCTCCCGATTTCATAAATGGCGGGGTGTACAAACCGCTTGAGGCGGAAAACAAAAAATTTGAAGTGATAAAAGATACAAACGTTCCATTTTAAAAATTAGAAAAATGAAAAGATATTTGAAAGCAATAACGTGGGCAATCATTGCAGCAATCACAATCGGAGTGTGGGTGTTTGCATACAATGTAATAACAATTTTTTATTATGCGATTCAAATTTGCTCCTAGTAAAGAAATGCAAACCGCAATGGGATGGTGCTTTAAAAATGGCATCAAACAATACGTTGTGCCACGCAAAAACGAGTTTTGGATTGTGCTTGATCACAAAGGAAACAAACGCAATTCACCAAAGGCATACGCAAAGATTGATGAAGCGCATCAAAAGATTTGGGAAATATATTTGTACTTTTACAAAAAACACAAGGGATGAATCTTGCAATCACTTTTTTTCCGATATATGGATTGACACTTGGCATCAACTATATTGATAATGAACTTCAAGATGTTGAGCGCACTGATGGAATGCGGGAACACGTTATTCAAATCCTTTTGCTTGTGTTTGGTTTCAATATAATTTGGTACTCTTATGAAGCGGAAAGTTAATATCGCATCAATTAAACCGAATCCAGACAATCCACGTTTCATTTCCAAATCTAAATTCAAGAAACTTGTTAAATCGATTAAGGCATTCCCTGAAATGCTTGAAAAGCGACCAATTGTCGTTGATGAAAATATGGTTGTATTGGGTGGTAATATGCGCCTCAAAGCGTGTAAAAGTGCAGGATTGTTCGAGGTTTGGATTGATAAGGCAATTGGATGGAGTGAGGAAAAGAAAAAAGAATTCATCATCAAAGACAATGTTGGCTTTGGGGAATGGGATTGGGATGTGGTTGCAAACGAATGGAATCCCAATGAACTCGATGATTGGGGTTTGGATGTATGGCAAGATCCTCCGCAAGATGATGATCAGGATGATTCACCGAAGGAAAACGAACCGAAAGACATCTGTGAATACTGCGGAAAATAATTTTTTTTAATTTTTTTTACTTTTTACTTGTGGGAAAGAATTTTTTCTCATATATTTGTATCAAATAATAAAAACAAACAGAAATTATGATACATTTAGAAGTAAAATTTAAAGGAGTTTTATCAAATCCAAATAGTGCATACTATAAAAGATTTAATGGTATTTTAACTAAAATAGCTACTGTAACAAGTAAAGAAGATTTAAAGAAAATGCCTAATTATGATAAAATAATTTCAATTAAAGAACTATAATTAAAACCAACTCAAAACAATAGCCATCCATTTGGGTGGCTTTTTTTAAATATAAAATATGAATGTACTTGAATTATTTGCAGGAAGCCGAAGCGTTGGAAAAGCATCTGAAAAATTAGGTTTTAATGCTTTTAGTAGTGATATCAATAATTTTAATGGTATTGATTATGTTGTTGATATATTGAATTTTGATATTTCCAAAGTTCCTTTTCAACCTGATATCATTTGGGCATCACCTCCTTGCACAACTTATTCTATTGCAGCAATATCACATCATCGACCAACTGGAAAAGAACTTTCAGATTTTGCCAAAAAAAGTGATTTGATTGTGATGAAAACAATTGAAATCATAAAGGAGTTGAATCCAAAAAAATGGTACATTGAAAATCCTCGTGGATTATTAAGGAAACAACCTTTCATGATTGGTTTACCTCGTGCAACTGTTTGGTATTGCACCTATGGTGATAAACGTGCAAAGCCAACGGATATTTGGACAAACAACCTCCGTTCACTTTTGAATCCTGATGGTTGGCAACCAAAACCCGAATGCCATAATGGAAATAAAAATTGCCATCACGAATCCGCACCTCGTGGCAGTAAAACGGGAACACAAGGATTAAAAGGAAATTATGATAGGAGTAAAATTCCTGAACAATTATGCATTGAAGTATTGAAAAGTTGAGCTATCTATTTGGTGGCTTTTTTTTTATATTTTTGTAATATGGCAAATAAGCAAAATTCGACACTAAAAAAAGCAATGATAGCTGCATTGGAAAAATCCCTTTGCGTTGTTACAACCGCTTGTAAAACAGTTGGCATTGATAGGCAAACACATTACAATTGGTTAAAGGCAGATGAAAAGTACAAACAAATGGTTGATGATCTGCAAGATATCACGCTTGACTTTGCGGAATCACAACTCCACAAACAAATCAAGGATGGCAATACAACCGCAACAATTTTTCTATTGAAAACCAAAGGGAAAAAACGTGGATACATTGAGCGCAGTGAAATCAAGGTTGATGGTGAAGTGGAAAGCAAAATCATTGAATGGCATCCATCGAAAAAAGAAAAGTAAAGGAATATTGCAACATCCAGTTTTATCAAGCCATTGAGGCAAAGGAACGGATCAAAGTATTTCAAGGCGGAACAAGGAGCGGGAAAACGTATGCGCTTTGCCAGTACCTAATCTATTTGCTTACAACACGCAAAGATGCATTGGTGATTTCAATCGTGCGTAAAACACTCCCTGCATTGAAAGGATCGGTGCAACGTGACTTCATCTTGCTGCTTGAAAACTTGGGGTTGTATTATCAAGGCAATCACAACAAATCCGAAAACACATTCCAATACAAAAATCATTTGGTTGAATTCTTGAGCGTTGATGATAGCCAAAAGATACGTGGGCGAAAACGCACACATTGTTTTTTGAATGAGGGCAATGAATTACATTGGGAGGATTTCAATCAACTGAATATGCGTACAACGGAGGAAATACTAATTGACTTCAATCCATCCGATCCAGTGCATTGGATATATGAGGAAATCATTGAACGTGATGATTGTTTCCTTTCGGTTACAACTTACAAGGATAACCAATTTTTGCCATCTGAATTGGTGAATGAAATTGAGCGCATCAAAGATCGTGATCCCGATTATTGGAGGGTTTATGGTGAAGGGCAACGTGCGGTGTTTTCCAATAGGCAGATATTTCAAAACTGGGAATATATTCCGCTCAAGGAGTTTCCTGAATTGGATTGGCATCTGGGATGTGACTTCGGATTTTCCAACGACCAAACTGCGATCTTGATGGTGGCAAAAAAGAATGAGAAACTTTATGTTCACGAGTTGTTGTATGCCAAAGGAATGACCAATCGTGACATTGCTGAATTCTTAAAACGTGAGGGCAAAAATGAATTACTAACGTATTGTGATAGTGCTGAACCAAAATCAATTGAGGAGTTGCGCCAAATGGATGTGTTGGCAAAGGCAGCAATCAAAGGCGCAGGATCAATCAATGCGGGAATAAGTTTGATTAAGGAGTTTGATGTGATTGTTTCAAGCGAATCAAAGAATCTGCAAAAGGAGCAACAGATGTATTTTTGGGAGGAATTAAAGGATGGCACAATCATAAACAAGCCAATTGATAAGTTCAATCACCTTATGGATGCATTAAGATACGCAACCTATTCACGTTATAAAAATCGTAATGATTTCTTTGTGATTTAAAATTTGTATTTTTGGATAAAATTTTGATTGATGGCATCAGTACTTGATAGGTTTCGGAATCTAATCACCAAAAACGCACAACAAACCGCAGCGGAATATAACAAAGCAATTTATCAATTTTTGGGTGAATCCATTGTTTGGAATCCCGAAAATGATGATACATACATACGAGATGGATATCGCAGGAATGCAACCATCTATTCGCTTGTAAACCTCATCACAAATGCTGCAACAACAATTCCATTTCAGATATATGAAAAGGTAAACGAGAATGAAGTGAAGCGATATAAGTCACTTACAAGCGGATCAGTGGATGCGCAATCATTACTCAAAGCAAATCTCATCCGCAAAAATGCAATGGTTGAATTGGAAGGCACTGAACTTCATCAACTATTGGAGCGACCAAATGCAGCACAATCATATTCAAGTTGGATCAGTGAACTCATTGCCTTTGGTAAACTAACGGGCAACCGATATATTTATGGGATTGCACCTGAAACAGGAATGAACAAGGGCAAATACAAAGAACTTTATGTGATGCCTTCACAAATTATGGAAATCGTATCTGGAGGCATTATGCAACCAGTGCAAAAATATCGCATTGAATATCAAGGTGCTTATGATATCCCTGCGGAGGATATATGCCACATCAAGGATTTCAATCCTTACTATGATGGCACTGGATCACATTTGTACGGGCAATCACCATTAAGGGCGGGATTGCGTTCCCTTACAACCAACAATGAAGCGGTGCAAACAGGTGTGAAATACTTACAAAACCAAACCGCACGTGGTATCCTTACAAGTGATGAAGGGGATTTGAATGAAGTACAAGCGCAACAATTAAAAGATAAGTTCCGCAAAAACTTTCAAGGTGCTGACAATGCAGGTGATGTGATCATCACTCCTAAAAAATTATCGTGGGTGAACTTTGGATTGAATGCTGCGGATGTTTCACTCATTGAGCAATACAATGCATCCATCAAGGATTTGTGCAACATCTATTCAGTGCCAGTACAATTGTTGAACAATACGGAATCTGCAACGTACAACAATATGAAGGAGGCAAAAAAAGCATTGTATCAAAATGCGGTTATTCCTGAACTCAACAAGATACGTGATGAATTGAATCGATGGTTGGCACCAATGTATGGTGATAAATTATTCATTGATTTTGATTATTCCGCAATACCTGAATTGCAGGAGGAAAATGAAAAGGTTGTTGATCAACTTTCAAAAGCGTGGTGGGTAACTCCAAACGAAAAAAGAAGGGTGATGAACTATGGTGTTGATGAGGAAAACTTTGCATTGGATAACTATTATATTCCTGCAAACCTTTTGCCAATTGAAACAAACGAAATGCCAATTCCCGATCCAATTGATGAGGTTGATATCGAACAGGAAAAGCAACTAATCAAACAGGCACTTTGGAACATCGAAGTGAAAGCGGAGGTGCAAGGAATGGCGGATGTGTACACAACAGAGGATGAAGCGATTGCACGTGCTATTGAATTAGGCGGTGATGGATATCATCAACACGAATTCGATGGTGAGGTTGTATATATGCCATTTGCAACACATCAAGAGTATGAGGATGCCATTGCATCACAAGAGGAACAAAAACAAGTTTCTGATGCGGTTGAATCGGGTTTAAAAAAAAAGGTTGAGGAACACAATGAGGAATATGGTGATGATGCAACAAAGCGTGTCACACTTGGAATGCTTGTGAAAGTGTTTGAGCGTGGTGTTGGTGCTTACAATACAAATCCATCATCAGTGCGACCATCAGTAACATCATCCGATCAATGGGCATACGCAAGAGTGAATTCATTCCTTTATGCAATGCGCAATGAGCGTTTCAAATCAGGCAAACACGATACGGATTTATTTCCAGAAGGGCATCCATTATCAAGCAAGGAGGAAAGCAAAGCGGAAATGTACGATGACTATCCACAAACCGCAACCAACAACGCAAAGCGAATGATTGAATGGCGGGAAAAGTATGGAAGGGATGTTGTGAAAGGCGGAACAGAAGTGGGATGGCAACGTGCCAATCAACTTGCAAAGCGTGAAGCAATCAGTGCTGATGTAGTTTCAAGGATGGCACAATTCAACAGGCATCGTGACAATGCAAAAATTGCGGATGAGTACAAGGATGAACCTTGGAAAGATCGTGGATACGTTGCTTGGAATTTATGGGGTGGCACTGCGGGTGTAGATTGGGCAATCAAAAAAATGGAGGAACTGCGCAATGGCTAAATTGAGAATCATCGAATCGGTTTTTGAAAAACCAAAAAAGAAACGCAAAGGAGTGCATTCAAAGAACGCATCCAAAGATCAAAACGGGTACAAAAAAAAGAATCGTGGTCAAGGTAAAAAAAGATGATTAAAAAATGAATTTAACTGATTTAAAAATATACGGATTGAATATAAGCGCATTTGCCTTGTCTTTGACTGAACTTGAATTGTTTTTGAAAATAGCTGTTTTATTGATTTCAATTGGATACACCATAAATAAATGGTATCTGATGAATCAAAAAAAATAATAAATAAAAATGCCAACTCCACGTGAAAACGAAACGCAAAGCCAATTCGTGGCACGTTGCGTGATTGATGATGAAGCAACAAGGGATTTTCCTGATATCGATCAGCGCATTGCATTTTGCTATTCCCAATATGAAAGGGAACAAAAAAACAACATCCTCACAAAACAAGTGAAAGCCAATTGGCAAGGTGCATTTGAAAACGAAATGCGCAAAGCGGAAAAGGCAATCATCGGATCGGTGCAAAGGTTTTATCAATCGGAATATGAAAAGGGTGTTGATGCGTTTCTGCAACAAGGC